TAAAGCGGCTACACCAGCGCCTGCGGCTAAAGCGGCTACACCAGCGCCTGCGGCTAAAGCGGCTACACCAGCGCCTGCGGCTAAAGCGGCTACACCAGCGCCTGCGGCTAAAGCGGCTACACCAGCGCCTGCGGCTAAAGCGGCTACACCAGCACCTGCGGCTAAACCTGCTACACCAGCGCCTGCGGCTAAAGCTCCTGCGCCTGCGGCTAAAGCTCCTGCGCCTGCGGCTAAAGCTCCTGCGAAACCTACAGCGACTAAAGCTCCTATTAAAACCCCTGTTAAAGCAGCTACGTCTAAACCTGCTGGAGTTGGTCTTGCTCAAAGAGGGTTTGGAGCTACAGGAAAACCACAACAATCCGGTCCAGTTATGTGGGATATGCCAGGTATGGGAGGTATGGGCGGCCCAGAACGGGGCCCAAGAAGTCCTGATCCTTTTACGTCTCAGCCATCACGTCCTGCTCCAACATTGCCAGTGGCGGCTAAACCTGCTACACCAGCGCCTGCTCCTGCCCCTGCTCCTGCGCCTAAACCTGTAACACCTGCACCTGCTCCAACATTGCCAGTGGCGCCTAAACCTGTAACACCTGCACCTGCTCCAACATTGCCAGTGGCGCCTAAACCTGTAACACCTGCACCTGCTCCAACATTGCCAGTGGCGCCTAAACCTGTAACACCTGCTCCTGCTCCTGCTCCTGCTCCTGCACCTGCTCCTGCTCCTGCTCCTGCTCCTAGACCTAATATGATGGCGGGACAAGAACAAGGCCAGCAAAACTTACAGGCTAGATTAAATGCAGCAGGTCCAGCAGGTTGGAAAAAAGGAGGATCTATTAGTAAGAGTATTTTCGGCACATCAACTAAAACTAAAGACGCTCCTGTTAAACCTAGGGGTGTTGGTCTTGCTCAACGTGGTTGGACTAAAGGGAGGATGGTGTAATGGCTGGAGGAGGGCAACAAGGATATGCAAATGGTGGTATTATAGGACAAGGTTTTGGAAGTCAACAGGCTAACCCGAATCCCCAATTTAATACTCAGAGTGCATATAATAACTTTGCGTCCCCTAATTCAAACTTTATGAGCTATCCACAACAAGGACAACCTAATCAACCTCCTGCTATGACAAATAGCATACCTCCTGTTCAAAGCAATGCTGGCCCTTATATGGGAGGAACTGCTACTAGTAATGATATGGGGTTTGATAATAGTGGGGGGGATTCAGGCATAGAGGGACAACCCACTCAAATGCAAACGCCTTTACAAGCGCCGACACAAAATCAACCTTTTGGACAGCCCCCAAATCTGTCTCAGTACATGCCTCAACAAGGGCTACAAATTCAGGGCAATCCTACTTCGATGCCCGTACAACGACCACAACAAAGGTAAAAGACCATGCAACAGACAGATGTAAATTCTACCCATAGGGTATCAAGTGGTGCAGTAACTACTGATAGAGCTAGATTAAAGTCTATTTCTTACCGCGGAAATGGTACAGCAGGGTATGTTAGGGTTAGAGACGGCAGCGCATCAGGTACGATTCTTGTAGAATTAGATGTAGGTACTAGCGACACATTTACTATTTATGTACCGATTCCCGGTGAAGGCGTTTTATTCCCTACTAGTATATATGCTCAGTTATCTAATGTAGATGCAATCACTGCTTTCTGGGCTTAAAAACCATGAGCACTTCAGGTCTTACTACATTCAATCCGGATATAGCTGAAATAATTGAAGAAAGTTTTGAGCGTGTTGGTGTAGAGATACGTACAGGCTATCAATTTAGAACAGCTAGAAGATCTTTAAATTATCTATTAGCATCTTGGGCTAATAAAGGCTTGAACCTGTGGACTATTGAACAAGGGGAAATTCCATTATTAACGGGGGTAGGGACTTATGCTTTACCTGATGATACAGTTGATCTAATAGAAACAGTAGTTCGTCAAAACCCCGGTAGTACTTCTAATCAAGTAGACCTACAGATAGCACGTATAAGCGTATCTACATATGCAACAATACCAAATAAGCTAACTCAGGGCAGACCTATACAGATATTTGTTGATAGGCAGACTCCTACTCCCACAGCTAAAATTTGGCCTTTACCTAGTCAAACTGGATACACATTAGTTTATTGGCGCTTACGTAGAATGCAAGATGCAGGACAAGCCGGAGTAAATACGCTTGATATACCTTTTAGATTCTTAGAAGCTATGACTGCTGGACTAGCCTACAACTTGGCTCTTAAAACACCAGAAGCAGAAAATAAAATTCCTATGCTTAAACAACTCTATGATGAGGCTTTTGAACTGGCGGCTGATGAAGATCGTCAACGAGTGTCTTTTAGATTTGTACCTAATATAGGCAGTGTAGGCGGCGGAGGCTGGTAAATGGGTACTCCGTTTGCTGGTGAGAAAAGAGCGTTTGGCTTCTGTGATCGTTGCGGGTTTAGATACGCATTAAAGAAACTGCACACCTATGTTATTATAGGTAAACGGATAAATATGCGGGTATGTCCAGAGTGTATGGACAAAGTTGGTGGAGACCACCCACAAAACTGGGTGGGTATAATAGGTGCCCAAAAGGTAGCAAATGATCCACAGGCTCTACAAAACCCTAGACCGGATGTAAACTTAAACGCTTCTAGAGGGCTTTTTGCTTTTAACCCTGTGGCGACACAGACTATTAACACCACATTGAATGATGTGTTTATTACGATTAACTGAGGTATAATATGGCTAAGTTTGAAGGTTCGGCTAAAGACGTTAAAGAAGACAAGATCCTTGCAAAGAAAAACAAGATGTCTATGTCTGATTGGGAAAAAAGCTCAAAAGATGTTAAGCATGACAAACAAAAATCTATGAAAGGCCTTAAAAAAGGTGGGATTACCACCTCAGAGGCTAAAAAGTATGGACGTAATGTAGCTCGTGCTATGAATCAAAGAAGCTCTGGTAGGGGTCGATAATGGCTAAACAACATATTGAAGGGTCTGCTGAGTATAAAGGCGTTAAATCTGTACCTACTCCTGTAGGCAATGGATACCCTGTAGAGATCCAAAACAAAAAAACAGTAAAGGTACGTGGTACTGGTGCGGCTACTAAAGGTACTATGGCCTCTAGTAAAATGGGCTAACCCATGACGTATAATGAGTTAAAAACAGCTATTCAGCAGTACCTTATGGTGGAATACGCTGGGGATGGGGCCGAGCCTACATTTGTAGCAAACCTTGATAACTTCATTAAAAACACTGAGATTATAATAAATAACTCAGTACAACTACCCGCGTTTCGTAAAAATGTAACAGGCACTTTTACTTCTGGATTTCAGTATATAGATTTACCTACAGACTTTTTATCTATATTCTCTTTAGCTGTCGTGCCTAATACTATAGTTAACGTAACCCCAACAGCAACCTACCAGTATTTATTAAACAAAGACGTAAACTATATTAGAGAAGCATACCCTTATCCTGTATCTACGGGCATACCTAAATATTATAGTTTATTTGATAATACCGCTCTTATAGTAGGACCTACCCCGGACTCTAACTATACAGTTGAAATGCACTACTACGCCTACCCACAGTCTATTACAACGGCTCCATCAGGTACAACTTGGTTAAGTCTTGAATTTCCTAATGCGTTACTTTGGGGTTCTTTAGTAGAGGCCTATATATTCTTAAAAGGTGAGCAAGAATTAATCCAAACATACCAAACTAAATTTGACCAAGTTATGGCTGAGCTTAAACAGTTGGGTGATGGTAAAAACCGTCAAGACTCTTATAGAACTACACAAGTACGAGATAAGGTAAATTAATATGAGTGAAGAAAATAAAAACCCCATTGCCGCTGTGCTTAATAGCGTAAGCATAATAACAGAAAATAATGAGCCTGAAGAGGCTGTAGAAACCGAGGAAGACTAATGGCTATAACTCAAGCAATCGCATCGACTTTTAAATCAGAGCTTTTAGGTGGATTGCAGAACTTCACTGCGTCTACTGGCAACACTTTTAAAATAGCTTTATACACATCATCTGCTACTTTAAACTCAAGTACAACGGCCTACACTACGTCTGGAGAATGCCCAAGCACAGGTAACTATACTGCTGGAGGAAACACTTTAACAAGCCAGAGCATAACTTTGTCAGGTACTACAGCTTATATTGATTTTGCTGATTCTACTTGGGCGAGCTCTACTATCTCTGCAGCTGGGGCGTTAATATACAATTCAACTAACTCAAATAAAGCAGTGTGTGTTTTAGATTTTGGTGGAACTTTTACCTCAACTAATGGCGCTTTTACGGTGGTATTTCCTGCACCTACAACTACTACTGCTGTATTAATACTAAACTGATAGAGACATGGCTGATGTTTCTGTAGGCATAAGAGGTTGGTCTGGAGGTGCATGGGGGGTTGAGGCGTGGAATACGCCCACCCCGACTACTTTTTTCTCTCCTCTAACGCTTACAGAAAGATCGGTAACTACAACTGCAGGCGCGGCATCCTCGGTTACAGGACAAAACCTTACTCTTACAGAAAACTCGGTAGCCCTAAGTACGGGTCAAAACGTATCGGTAACAGGACAAAATCTAACCCTTACTGAACGATCCGTATCCCTTTCTTTGGGGGCAACTCTATCTGTCACAGGACAGAACCTAACTTTAACGGAAAACTATGTAAGTATAATTTCTGTTAATAGCGTTTTTGTTACGGGCCAAAGCTTATCACTTACAGAAAACTCTATATCCTTAAACATAGGGCAAAGCTTATCTGTTACAGGACAAAACCTAACCCTTACTGAGACCCCAATAGATTTAGCATTAGACGCGGCGATGCTTGTTACAGGCCAAGAGCTTGTTCTTACGGAGTCCTTAGTAGACGTAATATCAGTTAATAGTGTTTTTGTTATAGGGCAAAGCTTAACGCTTTTAGAAAATAGTGTAGATCCACAACTATCTGTAGCACCTAATATAATAGGGCAAAACCTAAACCTAACTCTAAACGCTCCAAAATTTTGGTTCCCCGTTAACCCAGACCAAACGCCTAATTGGCAACAGATTAATAGCACCGCTCCTGTAACATGGAGTTTAGTAAACACAACGCAGAGCCCAAGCTGGGTAAATATAGGCACAAACCAAACCCCTGCTTGGTCTCAAGTAAACACCGTACAAAATCCAGATTGGATTGACATACCCCATTAAAAATGGTATACATAGCGCACAATTTTTGAGGATAAAACCCAATGGCATCAACCTATTCACCTAATTTACGTATCGAGCTTATTGGTAATGGCGAGCAGTCCAATACATGGGGCACTACAACCAATACTAACCTAGGCACTTTAATTGAGCAAGCCATATCTGGTTTAGTATCTGTTGATGTCACTGCGGGTAATGTTACTCTTACGACTTTAAACGGTGCTTCAGATCAGTCCCGTCAGATGATTATTGTAGCTACAGGAACTCCGGGTGTAACACGCACTATTACGGCACCTGCGGTTAATAAAGTTTATATTGTTTACAACAACTCAAATGCGGCTCTTAGCTTTATAGCTTCCGGTGGTACTGGAGTGTCTTTAAGTGTAGGAGCTAAAAAATTAGTATACTGTGACGGTACAAACTTTGTTGAGGCTATTAATTCTGTAGCTATCACTAGTGGTTCTATTGATGGCGTTGCTATTGGTGCTACAACAGCTTCTACAGGTAAATTTACCAACCTTGAATATACAGGAACTCTAACAGGCGGTACGGGGGTTGTTAACATTGGTTCTAACCAAATATATAAAGACGCTTCTGGTAATATAGGTATAGGGGGAGCTAGTTTAACGGGCATTTCTTTACTACTACAGAAGAGCTTAACAGGTAGCACTGATGCGGCTCAATTATATAATAGCCCTACTATTCTTTCAGGCGTTACCTCTACCGCATCTCTGTTTGTTACTTCTCCTTCTACACAAGCCGCAGCCTTTGCGTTGGCGTCCTTAACCCACTACAACACATCTTTTAATACAAAAGGTGCGGGGTCTTCTATTACTAATCAGTATGGGTTCAGTGCGGAGTCAAGCTTAACAACAGCTACAAATAATTATGCTTTTACAGGTAACTTAGCCTCTGGTACAGGCCGTTATAACTTATATATGGCTGGCACTGCTGATAACTACATAGCGGGGTCTTTAGGTATTGGGGCTACTACTATTGCAGGTATAAATGTACTTGTGCAAAAAAGCTTAACAGGGTACGCAGACGCGGTTCAAATATACAATAACCCGACTATTCTTTCAGATGTAACTTCTACCACTTCATTATTTACTACGTCCCCTTCTACTCAGGCAGCAGCATTTACATTAGCGTCCTTAACCCATTACAACACCTCTTTTAATACCAAAGGTGCAGGGTCTGCTATTACTAACCAATATGGGTTTAGCGCAGCGTCCGGTCTAACAGGCGCAACTAACAATTATGCTTTTACAGGTAATCTAGCTGCAGCTACAGGCCGTTATAACTTGTATATAGCTGGTACTGCTGATAACTATATGGCTGGTAGTTTGGGGATTGGTTCCACATCCCTTACTGGATACAGTATAAGGGTTGCTAAAGCAGCAACTGGTAATGTAGACTCTGTTGGTGTTTTGATTACCTCGCAAATAAATAGCGATGTCACATCATCGTTTGTTGGGTATCAAACGCAATTAACTACCCAAGCGGCATCGTTTACTACTAGTAATGTATATCACTTTTTAGCCAATGCTTTAGGGCTAGGCGCAAGTTCTGCGGTTTCTAATCAATTTGGGTTTGTATCAGAAAGCTCTTTAACAACAGCTACTAATAATTACGCTTTTAGAGGTAACATACCAGCAGGTACAGGTCGTTATAATCTTCATATGGCCGGTACTGCTAATAACTATTTAGCGGGTAGTTTGGGGATGGGTGCTGTTCCCTCCGCCGGAGTTAGGTTTACAAACCAGCTACAAATTACTGGATCAGCAACTTCTATTGGACAGTATGCAACAGGTATTATTCAATCTGATGTTAGCAGTGCGTTTTATCATAGGGTTGAAGCACAAACAGCGGCGGCATCTTTTTCAACCACTATTGAATTATTTTCAGCAAGATCAGCAACTGTTGGGGCTGGATCAACAATATCTACGTTGTATGGTTTTATTGCAAGTAGTGGGTTGGCGGTAACTGGGGTTACTAATGCGTATGGTTTTCGTGGTGACATAGCCTCAGGCACAGGTCGTTATAACTTATATATGGCTGGTACTGCTGATAACTATATGGCAGGTAGTTTGGGGATTGGTGTTACGCCTAGTGGTGGGCAATCGGTGGCTATCGCTAAAACTATTACAGGGGCAACTACAGCTTATGGGGTATATAATGTTGGAGCAGTGCAATCTGATGTAACTACACGAGTAGATAATTACGTATCGGTACTCGCAACTCAAGCTGCGGTTTTCACATTAACAGACTATAACCATTTTAGAGCGTCATCTGCAGCCTTTGGAGCGGGGTCAGTAGTTACTAATCAGTATGGTTTTAATGCAGCTTCTACATTAAGTTTAGCAACTAACAACTACGGCTTCTATGGAAATATAGCCGCAGCTACAGGTCGTTATAATCTTTATATGGCCGGTACGGCTGATAACTATATGGCAGGTAGTTTGGGGATTGGTGCTATATCGACTGCTTCAACACTGGTGCTTGTGGGTAAAAATTCTACTGGTAGCATAAATCAGTTTGGTGTTTATCAAGGCAGTCAGATTCAATCGGATGTCATCGGCGCATCGTATTTTACAACGTCAGCAAATACGGCAGCGGTTGCATTTACTTTAGCAAACTTAAGAAATTATTACGCCACTCAGGGCGTATTTGGCGCTGGTTCAGTAGTAACAAATCAATATGGCGTTGCTGTTGAATCCTCCATCACAGGCGCAACCAATAACTACGCCTTCTTCGGTAATATAGCAGCAGCCACAGGTCGTTATAACTTGTATATGGCGGGCACTGCTAATAACTATCTTGGTGGGCCTTTAATAACAGCAGGGCTTAAAGCTACTTCAGCAGCAGCCCCTACTATAGCATCAGCAACAACTATTGCGCCTACTACTCAAATAGCTTTTGTATCGGGTACAACTGCAATAGCTACTATAACTGCGCCAAGCCCAATATCACTGGGTGGAGGACAAATTACGCTCATTCCTACAGGTATTTTTACAACAACTACAGCTGGCAATATCGCATTAGCTAGTACAGCAGTTGTTGGTAAAGCCTTGATTATGACGTATGACGCCACCACTACTAAATGGTATCCATCTTATTAATTTTTTAACCACAACTAGAGAAACAATATGAACACATATAACTACAAAGTATCTGATTTACAACGTGACAAAGACGGTATTATTATTGCCGCTTCTTTTACTATCACTGCTTCTGATGGCACTGATTCAAACACCCATAACTACAACACTGCTTTTGCTGCGCCAAAAAGTAAGACAACTGATTATTCTAAAGTAACTGAAGAGCAAGTAATTGGTTGGATCAAAGCTATGTTCGACACTAAAGATGATGATGGGGTTAGACAAAACTCACTAGAAGATCAAGCTGATGCTGAACTAGAAGCATTTAAAGAACGTAAAGCTGTTAAATCTGGCACTCCTTGGGCGGCATAAATGATAACTTTAGATCTTACAGTAAACGAAATTAACGTAATTCTTGCTGCTCTAGGTCAAGCGCCTTATGCACAAGTAGCTGAGTTATTCGAAAAGATAAAAGTGCAAGCTGTGCCTCAAGTAGAGGCTTTACCTAAAGAAGAAGCAGAGGAGGGCTAATGAAAGCTTGGCTACTTGCGTGGTTAAAAGAAAAAACTACTTGGGCTGGAATGTTAGCTTTAGCTAGTATTTTTGGAGTGCCTGATTTAGCGGAACCTCAGCAGACTGCGTTAGTTGCTTTAGCGGCGAGCCTTTTTGCTATGCCCGATAGAAATGGTAAATAGTGAAGACAAGCCACAACGGAAGAAAGTTAATACAAGAATTTGAGGGGTTTAGAAATAAACCCTACTTGTGCAGTGCAGGTGTACCTACTATCGGTTTTGGTTCGACTATGTACTTAGAAGGAACAAGAGTTAGGTTAGCTGACCCTGAGATCACTAGGGCGGAAGCAGAGAATTTATTTGTTAAAACCCTTACTAAATACGAAGATACGGTAAATAAAACTACTAAAGGACTGAGCCAAAACCAGTTCGATGCTTGTGTGTCCTTGTGTTACAATATAGGGCAAGAGGCTTTTACATCTTCGACTTTAGTAAAAATGATAAATGCAGGGACTGCACCGGATTTAATAGCTCCACAGTTTCTTCGTTGGAATAAAGCGGCAGGTAAACCAGTAGCAGGACTCACACGTAGAAGAGAAGCTGAGAAAGCCCTTTTTTTAAGTAACACCGCATAGACACTATTTAGAGGATTGGTGGATGGCTTTACAATACCTTCAGTTTAGACCCGGAGTCTCTAGAGAATCTACCAACTTAGCAAATACAGGGGGGTTCTATGCATGCCAATGGGTTAGGTTTAGAAGTGGCTCTCCTGAAAAAATAAACGGGTGGTATTTACCTAGTGTCTTTACTTATGTTGGTGAGTGCCGAAGTTTAGTTGAATGGGAGTCACTTAATAGCAACTATATAGTAGGTGTTGGTACAAACTTAAAATACTATGCGTATGTAGGGGGTCTTTATTTTGACATAACTCCTATTCGACTAATTAGTTCTTTAGCTACAAACCCTTTTTATCCTATATACTCCACCCTCTCAGCCAGCATATCTGCTACTGATATCGTACTTTCTGTTACAAGCGGAACCTCTTTTACTCGTGTGTATCCCTATGTTATTACAATAGGTTCAGAAGACATTTACGTTACGTCTGCTGCGGGGATTAACTTATCGTCGTGTGTTCGTGGATATAATGGTACAACAGCGGTGGCTCATAGCTCTGGGGATATTATAACTAGTAAAACGCTAGTTGTGGCTAGTACGGCAAACGGGGCGAAAGTAAATGATTTTGTAACCTTTAGCGGGGCTACCGCATTTGGGCCTTATACAGCGGCACAGCTTAATATAGAGTGTCAAGTATCCGCAGTAGCTACTAATTATGTTGCTTTTAATGTGGGGGTGCAATCAACTGCGGTAACTAATGGTGGGGGAAGTGCTCCTGTTGTTGCGACTTATCAAGTATCCGTAGGCCAAGCGTACTCTGTTTTTAGTAATGGTTGGGGCGTAGGTCCTTGGGGTGTTGGACATGGTTGGGGTACAGCGTACCCAGTATCTTATGAAAATCAAGGGGCCCGTATATGGAGTGCGGATACCTTTGGGCAAGATCTTGTCTATAACATTCGTAATGGTGGGGTTTTTTATTGGGACGTGGCAACAAATTTAGGCGCTGATGGTTTAGTTACTGGTAGAGGTGTGGATATTACTAGTGTTGCTTTTGGTGCGGACGCAGATGCCCCCAATGTAGGTGCTAGAGTTTTTGTATCTGAAGAACGCCATATAGTTGTATTAGGAGCAAACGATCCGTATGCTGTAGATCCTACCGCCCAAGACCCTCTCTTAATTAGATGGTGTAGTCAAGAAGATCCCTTAGTATGGATACCAGTAGTAACAAACACAGCTGGGTCTCAACGCTTATCATATGGTAGTAGGCTCATTACTTCTGAGAAAACACGTCAAGAAGTTCTAATTTGGTCTGATAGCGCCTTATACTCTATGCGTTATTTAGGCCCTCCTTATACCTTTGGTTTCACCACTATATCCGCGGATGTCACTATTGCATCTCCAAACTGTGTAGCTACTGCTAACGGGATAACATATTGGATGGGTAATGGGAAGTTTTACGCCTATTCTGGAATAGTGGACACTCTACCATGTGCTCTGCGTCAGTACGTATTTGATGATTTTAACTTTGAACAAAGCGAACAAGTTTACGCGGGCACTAACGAAAAGTATAATGAAATATGGTGGTTTTACCCTTCAAGCTCTGCTACATATAATGATAGATATGTTATTTACAACTATTTAGAAAAGCTTTGGTACTATGGAAATTTACCTCGTTCTGCTTGGTTAGACTCACATATTCAAGGGCATCCTTGGGGAGCTAATACTGGGGTGATGATACAGCACGAATATGGCCCTGATGACGGCACTACGAACCCAGCTACGGCTATACCCGCTTATATTGAAAGTGCTGACTTTGACCTTGGAGAAGGAGATAAGTTCTCTGCTGTTAATCGAGTTATACCTGACGTGGACTTTATTGGATCTACATCAACCACTCCTTCAGTTACTATGACCGTATCTACTCGTAACTTTCCGGGACAAGGCTTTTTTATAAACAATGACGTGGCTAATATAGCAGGATCTAAGTCTACTACTCAAGTTTACAATTATACAAACCAAGTATTTTTAAGGCTACGTGGTAGACAGATTGCCTTTAGAATAAGTAGTACTGGGTTAGGAGTACGTTGGCAGTTAGGTACTCCACGTCTTGAAATAAAACCTGATGGAGATCGTTCGTAATGGCGATTAGAAACAACACCCCAAGCCCTGTACTGCCTTTACCTCCTTTAGACTATGACGTTCAGTATATGAATAATCTAATAAGGTTGCTAAATTACTACATAGAACAACAAGACAATCCAGGGGAAATGCGGGGAAGTGCTATATTTTTAGCAGATGGAGACCCAGATCAAGACGTTATTATAGACACTAGGGACTCAGCTGACATTACTAAGTTTGTCGTATTAGAGTTACCCACAAGTGCTACTGGACTAGTCACAGGTCAGATATGGAACAATGCTGGCGTTTTAAACATAATACCTTAGAGATTAAATATGGCATATAACACAACTGCAAAAGGCTTATCAGCTCTAGGACGTCACGGAGACAATACCCTCTTACATGTTAGCAAAGACGAACTAGAAGGGCTTCAAGCTATAATAGGACACCAACTCCCAGTCAATCCGCATACAGGGCTACACGAAGCGTTTGACTTAAAAAACATAATTGCCATGCTAGGCATAGGGGCCCTTGGTGCGTTTACAGGCGGTGCAGGGGCAGCGGCGTTAGGTGGTGGAGGTATGGGAGCTCTTGGAGGCACTGCCATTGGTGCGGGTACAGGAGCCTTAGCTGGTGGAGCGTTGAGTGCAGCTCAAGGTAAAGGGTTCGGTGCAGGTGCATTAGGCGGTGCTATTTCTGGGGGTATGGGAGGTATGGGAGGTAGTAATTTGCCCGGTACTGGAGCGGTTGTAGGTACAAGTGGCGAAGCTTTCCCTGCTACGGCGGAAGAAAGCCTTACAAAAGGTATGGTAGGCCCAGAAAGATCAATGAGTGATGTAGGTACGGATG